AATCACATATTGACGATCTTGGCAATTTGACTCATGCATTAATGTGTAAAGTACATACAGAAAATGAATTACGTTCTAAATTTTTTGAAGATCTTCAGAAAGATCACAACGTTATTCCTCTAAAAGTAGAGTCTACTTAACACTTAATAAATTTTTTGTTGACAAGAGTAAGCAGAACGCTTACCGTACTAGTCAATCTGCTAATGTAATGTAACAGAGCAGAGTTTTCAGTACAACAAAAAAATATAAGGGGATCATGGAAAGACACTTCAAGAATCTCAGGGAAGAGATGAGATATTTCGGAGTACGCATTCAATCAGTCGCAGAATCATTGAAATATACACAACCTTACGTTTCTCAAGTGCTATGTGGAAAAAGACAGAATCCTAAGATTATTGCCAAAGCCATGGAGTTATTGAATGAGCGAAAGTCAGATCTTGCTAGAAAGCTTGAAGGAACTTACGCATGAAATCAGAGAACTTAAGTTAGCAATAACAGCATTCCATAGGTTCGATGAAAAGTTGGAGACTGCTCGTTTAGAGCGAGATCGCAGTCTCCTTGAAGTAAGAAATTTTTTAAGTAAGAGGAAAAATGCCACCAAAGATAAAATTCTCAGCAGACGATGCAGAGATGAGAAGATTGGGATTGGGAACAAGCGACTTTCCGATTCTGATGCAAGCAAGCAAGTACAAAACACCTGTTGATTTATGGGCAGAAAAGACAGGTCGTGTAGAACCAGAAGATTTATCTAAAAAGGATGCAGTCTTTTGGGGAATCCATTTAGAAGAGCCTATTTTAAGAGCTATTCCTAATTTCTTTCCAGAACTTCCGCATAAGGTCAGAAAAGATCGAAGAACCTATTGGGGAAATGAGTATATCTATGCACATTTGGATGGTCGCATAGGTAAAGACATTGCGGAGATCAAGAACCAATCTATTTTTCAATCTACCAGTTGGGATGATGGTCAAATTCCACCTTGGTATTACTGGCAGGGAATTGCTGCATTGCTTTGCTGCAAGAAAGCAGAAGCTTGGCATATCTTTGCTCTGTTAGGCGGTCAGAACTTAGTTCATAGAACGATTTATAGGGAAGACTGCATTAATGACATCAAGTTCGCACTAATGCGTGCTGATGAATTTTGGAACAAGAATGTGAAGGAAGATGTCGCACCTGAAATCCAAAATGAAAGTGATCTTCGGTTGGTGTATCCACCAGAAGAGACGTTTGGTTCGATACTTATTACTGAAGAGATCAAGAAGAAATTGGAGAAAGCAAGTGAATTGGATTCACTTATCTCCAGACTTGGAAAACAAGCAAAGGAGCTTAAAGGTCAAGCCAAGATTGCTATCGGACAAGCAGAGACAGTTAATGATGGAGAAGGGAATGTCTTATATACGTTCACTTACCGAAAAGGAAAAACCACAGTAGATTCAGCCAAACTCAAAAAAGAGTTTCCTGATATCTATGAACAAGTAATCAAAGTAGGAAATCCCTACAGAGCATTAAGTAAAAAGAAAGGCAACGATGAGCAGTAAAGCATTAGTAGCAATCAATAATGAGAACATTGAGAAAGCATTAATTGGTGGAGATTTAGCACCTTTATCAACTGAAGATAGGTTGCAGTATTATACAAAAGTATGTGATTCAGTAGGACTTAATCCTCTTACAAAACCATTTCTTTATATCAAATTGAATGGGAAATTACAGTTGTATGCTGCTAAAGATTGTACAGATCAGTTGAGGAAGATTCATAACATTTCTATAGAGATTACTGATACTAGAATTGTAGAAGATATCTACCTTGTAACAGTAGTAGCTACAGAACGTAAATCTGGTAGACCAGATTCAGATATGGGTTTTGCTAAAGTTACAGGACTTAAAGGAGAGAATCTAGGTAATGCAATGCTTAAAGCAGTTACTAAAGCAAAGCGTAGAGTAACACTTTCTATTTGTGGCATGGGAATGTTGGATGAAACAGAAGTAGATGATATTCCTGCAAGTGCAAAAGTGCATGTAGATACACCAAATATTGTTAATCCTGCACCGCAATTAACAGTTCATACTTCTGATAATAAGAAAGAGGAATTAGATAAATCTTTTGAAGAAGTAAGTTCATTGGAGAAAGAGGAAACTAAACCTCAAATGACAGTAGATCTTCCAGAATTACCTTCATTGGAACATGAGAATAAGGATATTCAAGATACTGCAGATATTATGTATGCAAAAGCAACGATATCTAAAGAGGAATATGACCAACTGATGGATAGTGATTTATTTCAAGATATCCTCAAGTCATTGAAGGATCATAATATCCTTGCTCCAATACAGGAATATTCGGGTCAGATTAGAGAATATTTCAAGAAGGTAGCTTAACCTCAAAGGTAGCCTTTTGCTAGTCCTCAGGCATTAAGAACATTCGTTCGGGCTACCGCCTAAAAAAAGGCTTATGACGGAAGTTGACGCTAATATATATATAATACTAATTAATAAGGTAAGTTCTATTCTTCAGAGGAAATATAGATTAACAGTACAATGTAAAGAAAGGTTAAATATATTACTCAAGATATATAGTGCAGAAGACATCATCGGAGTTGCTGAACATGTTGCAAGAAGATTCCCAGAAGGACACAAATGGTACAAGTGGTCAAGAAGAACAGAAACCATCTTTGGAGAAGAAAAATTTAGAGAGTTCTACGATCAGAGCGAACATGGAAGCTCTAAGAAAGAAGCTACAGAACGACACAGAACAAAAGAAAAAGTCAGAGAAAGAAACAAAAGACTCATCATCGGCAGAGAGTTACCTCTTGGATCTCATAAAACGATGTAGAGCTAATGCAAAAAAAAGAGATGGTTCTGTAATAGTACATGAAGAAACAACAGATAGACCTTTTGAATGGGTGATTGAAGATGGAGTTGAGAAAGTTAAATTTCTAGAAGTTCTACCTACCAAAGAAGAAAAGACTAAGCAGTTACATGAATTCTTAAAAGAAGCAGGAGTTCTGAAACATGCATTCTTTACTTTAGATAATATTGATAATTACAACTTCCTGAAAGGTTTAGATAAGACACCAAGAGATCTTTATCAGGATGTAAAGAAGAACTATTCATTTGTTTTATCAGGACCACCAGGAACAGGTAAAACAACTCTAGCCGTTGCTTTAGCAAAAGAGATGTACCAAGACGGACGGAGTGTAATGATTAAGAGATGGTACAATTGGTTGTTAAAAATGCGGGGCGTTTTTCAAGACGATACAATTAAAGACATGGAACAGTTTTTACGCCCTGCTATCTATGCAGATTTACTTTTTATTGATGAGCTTAAAAGTGATAAGTCACTTACAGCATCTCAGTTTGAAGTAGATCAGTTGATGTATTTAATAAGTGAACGTCATGGAAATGAACGTCCATTTATTATTACTACGAATATGGAAAGACGAGAAGTGTTTAACATATTCGGAGAAGCATTCTATTCCAGGTTAGCAGATGTAGATGCATGTACCTGGATAGAATTTCATTTAGAAGATGTCAAGAGGAACTATACACAAGAGGAAGATTTATAATGGGACTTGATAAACATGGTAAACCTTCTTGGTGGTCAACTTTTCAAGAATATCTTGGAGAAATTAAAAACGGGAAAGAAGGTAAGCTTAAAGAATTAGCAGTTAGCGAAATGTTAAATCTCGCTCATGAGTTAGATAAAGTTGAATTTGATTATGATGGAAGTAGGGGTTCTGCATTAAAAAAAGTATTTGTTGGTTATCCAATTAACACAAAAAGAAAAGAGGATTTATGAAAGTAACATTAAGAAAAGCTCATGAGTATCAGGCAAGACTGAACCAGGTTATTAAAACCATTGAAGAGGAAATGCCTCGATATGCAGACATTATGTTTGTCGATGAGAAAGATATTGACTCGACTATTAATGATGCAAGTAATCTATTTGATGAAATGCTTAATCAGCACTTGTCCTGTATTGAAGTTATTAAAAAATTACGTTTTTTAGTAGCTGATGCAAATCATGAAAAAGGCATTGACAGCAAATTGACATTGATCAATTTCTTGG